CTACGATTGGCTGCGGCAGAACGGGCTTGATGACATCATCAAGAACGACATCACCGTGTCCTTCGGTAAGGGCGAAGACAACATGGCGGGCGACGTGGTCGGCCTCCTTGAAGAGCGTGGGTTCAATCCCAACAAGAAGACCCACATCCACCCCAGTACGTTGAAGGCATTCGTTAAAGAACGTGTCGAGAAAGGTAAGCCTATCGACCTCGATATGTTCGGAGCCTTCGTTGCCAACGCTGCAGAAATCAGGAGAAAAGCATGAGTACCGCAGTTGCAAAAGCCAAGGAGACCTCTGTCTCTACCGACGTCCTTTCTGACATCTTTGAGTTTGCGGGAGAGGGCGCTGCCTTCGACAGCAGCGAGATGCAAATCCCCTTCGTTCGTTTGCTGCAGGCGCTCAGCCCACAGCTTAACAAGAAGAAGGCCGAGTACATTGATGGCGCATCCTCGGGTGACGCATTCAACAACGTAACCAACCAGTATTGGGATGGCGAGGAAGGGGTCACGGTGATCCCATGCTTCCAGACCACCAAGTATCTGGAGTTCGTGCCACGTGACATGGGCGGCGGGTTCAAGGGCGAGATCGCACCGAACAACCCCATCCTCCAACAGACCCAACGCTCTGGGTCCAAGGAGATCCTGCCCAACGGCAACGAGTTGGTTAAGTCCGACCAACACTTCTGCTTGATCGTCGAAGAGGACGGCAGCTTCCAACCTGTGGTCATTGACATGAAGTCCACACAGTTGAAGGTCAGCCGTCGTTGGAAGACGCAGATCGCAATGCAGAAGATCAAGAACCCCAAGACAGGGGAACTGAAGACACCGCCAGTGTTCGCGACCATGTGGAAGTTGCGTTCCGTTGAGGAGTCCAATGACCAAGGTTCGTGGGCCAACTGGACGGTCGAGCGTGTGGGCACGGTCGAGAGCCGTGACCTATTGCTCGAGGCTAAAGCCTTCCGTGACAGCATCATGGCAGGCGAGGTAAAAGCTGCACCCGAAGAGCACGAACAGACCAGTGCCTCTTCTCAGGTCGAGGACGGCATTCCGTTCTAAGAAAATTGCAGTGCACACGGAAGGAATTTTTTTGATATCTCCTTTATTCCTGAAGTGAGTTGCGACCATGAGGGCGGCATGGACTGCGAACCGCCCATTTACCTCAACACGGAGAATGACATGTCGCAAGCAAGGCGGTTGCTTGATGCCTTCTATGGCTCGGACGTTGCACATGGTCGAACAATTGTGGGCAAGCAAGGGCGTAATGGGAAGGTCGAAGCAAAGAGCAGCGTGGTCCGAGAGCCGCTGACCGAGGCGCGTATGCAAGAGCATATCGACGGCAAGGTCGGGATCGGATCTATACCAATCAACGAACAGAACGAGTGCCGTTGGGGCGCTTTGGATATCGACACATACCCATTGGACCTAGTGGCACTGAACGCCGAGATCATACGCAGGAAGATGCCATTGATCCTGTGCCGGTCCAAGTCGGGCGGTGCCCATTTGTTTCTGTTCCTAAAAGATTTTGAACCTGCAGCTTTGGTCCGCGAGTATCTCAAAGAGATGGCTGTGGTCCTTGGTTTCAGCGGGTGTGAGATATTTCCAAAGCAGGACACGATCCTTGCGGAACGTGGAGATGTAGGGAACTTTATCAACCTGCCTTACTTCGAGGCGGAGTTAACGACGCGCTATGCTTTGGATGGCAAAGGCGAGAGCATGGAATTGGATCAGTTCTTGGATCTGGTCTCGACACAAAAGGTTTCGCTTGCCGAACTGAACGCCATGGATTTTGCAGGGGAGCGCCGTCACTTTACGGACGGCCCTTACTGCCTTGAATTGATCGCGGCCCGAGGACCGATAACCGAGTTCCGTAACATCACGCTCTTTGCGATTGGTGTATACTGCCGCCTGAAATGGCCTGACGATTGGAAGGCACACCTTGAGGAATACAACAGGATGCTGTGCTCACCGGCGCTTGATGCGACGGAGATGGTGAACTTAATGAAGTCGCTTGAGAAGAAGGATTACTTCTATCAGTGCGAGGTGTGCCCGCTCAAGGACCACTGCGACAAGAGCATTTGCAAGACCAGACCATACGGAGTTGGGAACAGTGCGCCTGATGCACCGAACCTTGGTGGCCTGACGATCCTATTATCGGAGCCGCGTTTATACTTTATGGATGTGGATGGGCAGCGTTTGCAGTTAATGGTAGAGGAGTTGCAAAACCCTATGCTTTGGCAGAGGGCCTGCATGAACCAGTTGAACATTATGCCCCCTGTTCCGAAGCCTTCGACATGGCAGCCCGTTGTGAACAAGTTGATGTCTGAGTCCGTGCGGATCGAGGTGCCAGAAGAACTGACCGTGCGTGGGCAGTTCAATGAATTGCTACGGACATTTTGCACGAGCCGTATCCGCGCGACTGCTCCAGAGGAAATGGAGTTGGGTCGGCCTTGGGCAGAGGGTGGCTTGGTTAAGTTTACCATGTCTGGGCTTGAGCTATTCCTTAAGAACCGTGGCTTTAATCAATACAAACGGCCAGAGATCCAAGAGCGGATCAAAGAGTTGAACGGGTCAGAAGAATGTCATGGCCATCAAAGGATTAAAAAACAAAACGGTAAACCTTCAACCATCCGCGTATGGTGGGTGCCTGAGTTTACTGACACTGAAGTTGAATTAGAGGTAAAGGACTATAGCAATGATATCCCCTTCTGAGAAACTACTGCGCATCAGAGAGGTCAGCGAATGGCTCGGCGTTTCTAAGACCACGGTATACAAATGGGTAAAGGAGGGACGTTTTCCTGAGCCTGTTATCTTAGCTGACCACGCAAGCCGTTGGGTTGAGGCTGAGGTTGTGGCTTGGTTGGCCTCACGCCCAAGAGGTGTGAAGGATGATTGATAACGCGACACTCGTATTCGGTCCACCCGGCTGTGGCAAAACGCACTTCCTGCTTGGTAAAGTTGAGGAGGCGCTTGCCAGAGGCGTAAGACCATCCCGCATTGTATTTGTGGGGTTTACTCGCAAAGCTATTCGCGAGGCTATCGAGCGCGCTTGCTCTAAGTTTGGCCTGACCGAGAAAGATTTCCCTCATTTCAAAACGCTGCATGCAATGGCCTTTCACGCGTTGGGTTTATCACGCAGTGACATACTGTCGGCTGAAGACCTGAGCGTTATAGGGGGTGACCTTGGCTTGGACCTAACAGGTAAAGCTGTTGACCTTGGGGATGGAACGTTTGTCACGGCGCCTGACGGTGACGGCAGTCGATACATCTTTCATTACGACCGAGCGCGCTATCGTGGCGTGTCATTGGAAAAGGAATACAATGACGCAGGCGACTACGACCTGCACTTTCCTTTACTGCAAAAGACGGCCACTGTTCTTGAGAATTACAAGCAGGCCTCGATCAAGTTTGATTTCGTGGATTTAATCCAATCATACATCGATCAGATCGAGCCGCCTGAGTCCGATCTGATGATCGTTGACGAAGCACAGGACATCAACCACCTGCAATGGCAGATGGTGCATAAACTCGCGGAGCATTCATCCGAGGTGTATATTGCGGGAGATGACGACCAAGCTATCTATGGGTTTTCTGGCGCAGAGGTAAAGGAGTTCCTCAGTATATCCGATAGGAAAATTCTATTGGATCAGTCGTATCGATTGCCAAAGAAAGTACTTGAGGTTGCCAACAGTATCTCCCGTCAGATCCGTGTTCGAGAACCGAAGGAGTTTAAACCGCGAGACGAGGAGGGCTTGTTCCAGTGGCACATGTCACTCGACAGCATACCACTGGACAACGGTCAGGACTGGACATTCATGACCAGAGTCAACGCCTTTATGTATGAGTTTGCCCGGCGTTTGCGTGAAGAGGGATACATCTATAGTGTGAAGGGGGAGTCCTCGATTAATCAGAAGAAAGCGCAAGCTATTTTGTCATGGCGCAAGTTACAGAGTGGAGGCAAGTTATACCTCCGCGAGGTGAAAGACCTGTATGAGCAGATTTCCAAGCGCGGAGAGGATGCGTCTTTAAAGCATGGTGCCACAAAACTGCTTGAGGCTGCTGATCCAGAGGGACAGTACTCTTACGAGGACCTGCTCGACTTTGGTTTAAAAGCGCCCAAGGACCGAGATGCGATGGACGTGGCGCAACTCTCTGAGAAGGATAAGCTTTACTTTGCATCGGTGGAGCGAAAGGGTATGAACCTTTTAGATCCACCCAAGATCAAACTATCAACCTTCCACGCCATGAAAGGTGGGGAGGATGAGAATGTCGTCGTGTACCTTGGCACAACTCGAGCATGTGCAGAGGGCAATCAAGACGATGAGCACCGCGCTTTTTATGTTGGGGTAACCCGAGCAAAAAAGGCGCTTCACCTTTTGGATTCCGGCAAACGATACAGGTACATGATATGAAACGAGACCAGATCCTCGACACCTCTAAAGCCCTGATCAACGGCGACCGTGCCAAGGACTATGGCGATGCACAACTTAACCATCAGCGGATTGCCGATGGATGGAACGTGATCGCCATGGCTGCGTTTAAAAAGTATGGCGGGATCCAACCTGCTCACGTTGCGTTGATGATGGATTGGGTGAAGACAAGCCGCCTGCTTGAGACCATTGGTCACGAGGATTCGTGGGTGGATAAGGCTGCGTATAGTGCCCTCGGTGGAGAGTTTACTGATGGCTCAGAGTAATCTGTTTACCTACGACGAAGCCCCGCACGAACTTCGTAACGAGATGAACCTGGTCGAGAAGGAGTGGCACATGCCTAGCTCCTTTCCAGACCTGTCACCGTACAAGCAGATCGCCATCGACCTCGAGACCAAAGATCCAAGGATCAAGGACCTCGGTCCGGGGTGGGCCCGTAAGGATGGCCACATCATCGGCGTTGCTGTAGCTGCGGGCGACAGCCAGTGGTACTTTCCGATCCGTCATAACAGCGGTCACAACATGGACGCTAAGATGACGATGAAGTGGTTGAAGAAATACCTGTCCAACCCAGACATCGATGTGATCATGCACAATGCCACCTATGACGCAGGGTGGCTGCGGGCAGAGGGCGTGGAGATCAAAGGACGGATCATCGACACGATGATTACGGGTGCGCTTGTTGACGAGAACCGTTGGTCCTTTGGCCTCGACGCTATGGCACGGGACTATGCGCAGATCCGCAAGGACGAGAAGCTTTTGCAGGCTGCGGCTAAGGAGTGGGGGATCGACCCTAAGGCTGACATGTGGCAGCTGCCGCCCAAATATGTGGGTCTATACGCGGAGCAAGATGCGGTGGCCACGCTCAAACTTTGGGAGGCGCTGAAGACCGAGCTCGAGAAGCAAGAACTGTGGTCGATCTGGCAGTTGGAAAACGGCTTGATCCCATGCCTACTCGACATGCGGACCAAGGGTGTGCGCGTCGATCTCGAGAAGGCAGAGAAGAACAAGAAGCTGATCCGCTCACAGGCGAACAATCACCGCAAGTTCCTGAAGGATCAGGCGGGGTTTGATGTGGACATCTGGGCTGCTGCGTCCATCCAAAAGATGTTCGATAAGCTTAACCTGTCTTATCCAAGGACCGAGGCCGGAGCGCCGTCGTTCACGAAGCAGTTCCTGAACTCCAACGAGCATGAGGTTGCCCGTGCATTGGTGCGCCTGCGGGAGTTAGATAAAGCGGACAGCACGTTCATCGACAGCATCCTCAAGCACGAGCACAACGGGCGCATCCACACGGAACTGCACTCGACCCGCCGTGACGAGGGTGGCACGGTGACGGGCCGCTTCTCGTCCTCGAACCCCAACCTACAGCAGATTCCTGCGCGTGACCCAGAGATCAAGAAGATGATCCGTGGCTTGTTCATCCCAGAGGAGGGGTGCAAGTGGGGATCGTTTGACTACTCCTCGCAGGAGCCGCGCTTGCTCGTGCACTTCGCCGCAAGCATGCCTGACAACATGCAAGACCCCGTGATCAAGGAAGTCGTCCACGCCTACAACACAGGCGATGTGGACCTGCACCAGATGGTAGCGGACATCGCAGGCATCAGCCGCAAGGAAGCGAAGACCGTGAACCTCGGCATCATGTATGGCATGGGAGTAGCTAAGTTAGCTAATCAATTGGACATTAGCCAAGACGAAGCCAAAGGTTTGCTCGATGCCCACCGCTCACGGGTTCCGTTCGTTAAGCAGTTGGCTGACATCGCAAGCAAGCAGGCCGAAAGGAATGGGCAAATCCGTACATTGCTTGGGCGCTTGTGCCGGTTCGATCTGTGGGAACCATCGACCTTCGGCTACAACAAACCGCTGCCTTATGACGAAGCGCAGAAAACTTATGGCGGCATGGGCCGGCTGAGAAGAGCGTTTACTTACAAGGCCTTAAACCGTTTGATCCAAGGTTCGGCAGCCGACCAAACAAAAAAGGCGATGCTCGATTGCTACAACGAGGGACTTACTCCTATGCTCACGGTCCATGATGAGTTATGCTTTTCCGTGGAAAGTGATGAGCAGGCGGCTCGTATCAAAGAGATCATGGAGACGGGATGCCCTCTGAAAGTTCCATCTAAAATTGACCAAGCTCTTGAGGCAGATTGGGGAGACGTCGAATGATGGAAGAAAACTTTAAAAGCCTTGGCTTCAAGGACATGCACCCGATGCAAGTCGAGTCCGTTCTGACAGTGATCGGGATCGCACTTAACCTAGCGTCAAACTACGGCGGCGATGTCTACGAAGAAACCGAGGAAGCAGTTGACGAGATGGTCAAACTGCTTGGCGGCAACGGCGTGATCAGCACCTACGAGGTTTATTGACCTCTAGTTCTTTGGAAAATCTCCAAGTTCCGCAGCGCGTCGATTGGGTTTGAACCCAGCAGGCTTGCTGCGGGCGCTGGGCCAACCTCACCCTGAGGCACAGTGATCGTCGGTGCAGGAGCCGAGGTCCGAGGAGCGAGGTCCGCAAACATCGAGCGAGTTGGCGCAGGAGCAGAGGCTGGCGTTGAAGGCATAAGATCCGAAAACAACGAACCACCCTGAGGCACAACCTCTGTTGCGTCTGCACCCTCCGAGACCAATGGTGTAGAACGAAGCTCCTGTTTAATCTGATTAAGTTCTGTAAGAGGAAGCCGGCTCAATATCCTGTTTTCTCTGGCTACGTTTACCTCGTTCGAAACCTCCCGAATAACATCACGGCTGACATTTAGTGGGACGTATTGATTGCGCATGATCATAGAAAGCTCTCGCTGAGAAATGCCGCTATTGCGCATTGCCGCGCGGATCTGCTGATCTGACATTCCTGCGTCACGTGCCGCTTGGATACGAGCGTAGAGATTTGCTTGATGTGATCGGCGCGCTTCATTAGCACGGACATAAGCATCCAAAACATCTTCTGCTGTTGCGTCATTGTCGTCTGCTCGAGTTGCAAAAACACGGCTGGCACTGGTTCGCATAGAAGAATACTCAGACGCTGCGTACCCAAGGCTCCGTTGCGTGTTTAAGCGAAGCGGGCGTAAACCTGTTAGATGAGTGCCGACTTCTTCCGCAACTGTATACGGATCACCAGCCGCAGACGGCATGCCAGTAATGGCACGAGTAACACGTCCGGGTTGGAACTCGCCTCCACGTATCGTAAGAAATTGATCTACAATACCAGGCATAAAGGCGCCCGTTACGTGCACCAAAGATTGAGCGAGCCTGTCACCCAAATCTTCTCCTTGCTCGTAAACCACAGAGCCTTGGGCTGTTCGACCCTGACGCGTAGTTACATCGATTATCCGTTCCGCAGCCAAACCTTCTGAAGCAAACGGTTCAACAAACTTACCGAAACCTTCCCATGCAGCACGGGCTACATTGCCCACCACATCATCTGATACTTCTCCGCGTCGCTGATATTCCTGCAGAGCAGCACGAGCGGGTGTGAGCATGAACTCATATGGCAGCATATAACTTAGGTCGACATACTCAGCGTTGCCCTCGGCATCCGGGGCACTGATATACATAGGTGTATGACCCTTCATCCAAAACGGAAGATTGCTCTCAAGAAGTTTTTCTTGTTCTGGCGTGATGCCCAAAATCGAGTGTGATGCTTCGCGCATTGCAATCGGGGCCATGGTTGCCATGGTCACATAACCCGTCATACGTTGTGCTCCAATAGCGCGGATCTCACGTTGCAATTGCAATGCAGCTTCACGAGATAAGCCAGGGATAAGGCTTTCCCCCGCCTCGTTTACTGCACGGAAGCCCATTTCTTTTAGGCCACGGCTAACGATGTTGCCGGAGGTACGTATAATCTCTGCGGGGAAGGACATGAAGTTACCGATAAACGGGATACGACGCAGCTGCTTGATAGCTTCTGGCACCATCGAGTAGGTAGGCATTGTGTTGCGCACGATGTCGATAGAGAACAAATCTCCAAAGTTTGTCCCTGCAATCGAAGATGTCCGGTTTGCAAGTCCAAGATCTACAAGGGCGTTTTGTACGTTTGCTGGCATGTTGTCGATATCGAGCCCAGCTTTTCGAAATGCTCCGCCGTAACGACTTTTCTCAGCTAACGCGCCTACAACTTTCCAATAATCATCGCCGCCTTGATAAAGTGTTTGCATAAAGCGGACAGGAGCGCCGGCCCTACTTTGAATAAATGCGTCGCCGCCTCTTTTCAAAGCAGCAGATACACCTCTTGCGGTTTGTTCTTGCAAAAGCTTTGAGAGCTCATTTAGCTGAATGTTTTGCCCAATAGCCCCTTCATCAGCTAGAGCACGAAGCAAACGCATTTGTTCTGGGCTGTTTAAAGCGTTAGCTAACAGTACGTCTGCGCTTTCAAAAAGACCCATGTCGCGGCCCAAGTTTCCGTTGGCACCTACAACAAAAGTGTTTGATAAGAAGTTACGGATCTGAGACAGCGGGTTCAGTACCGTCTTCGTCATCTGAGATATGCCTTTGGCTTGCAGCGCAACAGCCAATGCATCCTGCATTCCAGAGTAAGCGCGAAGAGGCGTGGTTAGGGCGTCGTATATTTCTCCAGGCACGTAATGTCCGGACAAAGTACCGTATGCACCACCGAAAGGATTCTCTGGGTTTATGTCCCCCAGTTTTTTATAACCTGGAATAACTACATCATCGCCAACCGTAGTTCCGTCGATGATAAATGGACGGCCACCTTCGTTTATTTCCCGTAGGGCTTGCGGATACGGCTTGATTCCAAACTGAGAAGCCATGTTGTCATACAACCGCTGAGAAGCAATTGTTGAGGACATGTCATCTATTGTACGAAGAAACAGTTCTCTTGGATCACGGATCTCACCCATCATCTCCCGTAGCATAGGAGCGTTATCGAGATACTGGCTGCGATCTTTTAGCATCCCTGTTCCGAGTTTGAACAAAGGGGACCGAACACCGTCGATCTCTTTAACGCCCATTTGCGCAGCTTGTTTTTGCAAGCGCGCATATTGTTCTGGGTTAATACCGGCATGGACCATGTTCTTATTGAAGATCTCTTCAATGATCTGCCCGGCTTCTCGGTCAGCCTCTTCCGCTAACTTTTCTGGGTGACGTAGCTGATAAACTTTTGCAACCTGCTCACGCGCAGCTTGGTATTGTGGTAACTCACGTATGTTTACGCCTAAGAACTTTTCTGGACGCAGGTGCAGTTCGTACAAACGGCGCATGTACTGGCCCTGATTTGCTTGGAACTCCTGCAACAGTTGGTTCTTTTGGGCAAACGTAAGGTTTGGCGCGTTTTCCACAGCGTCAGCAAAACGCAAGCTCATGTCGTCAATGGCCATACGCATGTCTTCCGCAGCCTTCATGGCTTGGTTGCCATACATACTCTTGAACTGCTGAGCGTCGATGTTACCGGTTAGGTAATCCGTAGTATCCTGATATGCCCGCTGCAAAGCTTTGCGGCCTCGACCCGTAAGTCGTTGAGAACGAATGGCTTTTTTAACAGATGTGTCAAACCGAGACAATAAACGAGAAGCCGTCCGAGCATCCGCTTCGGTAATGTTTTGAGCCGTGCCCAACATGTCAAAGATTGGTTGAGGCGTAAAACCACGGGAGGTCAAATACTTGCGAACAAAAGGAACCTCTCCAACCCGTGAGCCGATGGCGTTAAGACCTGCGCTAAGTGCCCGCGCTGTTTGCGGCACACCAGGAATGCGACTTACGCCACGTACAGTTGCACCGACCACGGGTAGCAATGCTTCCCCTGCCGCACCAAAACCAATACCTTCCGTGCCAATGCGAAGCTTGTTCATCAGGCGAGTGGTTGCAAGTTCACGCCCCGTAAGTCCCGTCTCGTCTTCAGTATGCAAAAACTCAGGAAGCGCGTCCCAGCTATCTGCTAATGTCTCGTTAGTACTTGGGGCTACAAGAAAGTCAGCAACCCCAGTTCCGAGGGCCGTGGTCCCCGCTTGGCGGAGGCGTGTCCCTGTCAGCGCACGACCAAGGTCCGTGGCCCCGAAGTTATAGGCCGACTGACGCAAACGCGTAGCGGCCCGTGGAACCGACATACCGAAACGCGCGGCTCTTGCACCTTGTGCAGCTGCGCCAACCCAACCAGCAAACGGGATGGCGATTGAGCCATAGTTCACAATGTTCTCAACCACACGTCCTGCAGTTCGCTCAGGTGTAAAACCAAGAGATTGTTTTACGCCCTCAAAGAACTCAGTTGTGTCTCTGCTGTAGTCGGTATCCGCAGCATAATCGACACCCAAAGCACCAAGCTCAGTAATGCCTTGAACGATGTCCACGAGACCTGCGCCAGCACCACGGCCAATTGACCCGATAACAGTTTGCTGGCTCTCTTCCGGCATCAGGTCGCTAAACAACCCGCTAGTTTGCTGCGGCTGTTGGCCCTCAGGTAAGAGGTCGTCAAACATACCCATTTAGAGCTCTCCAGGGTCAATACCAACAGCTTCTAGGCGGCGCTCAATTTCTGCTCGATTATCTGGGTTTGCTGCAAGCGCAATGCGGGCTTCAGCTAAAATCTGTGCTGGGTCATCATTACCAGTTGTTGCAAGAGACGACGCTCCAGTTGCATATCCAGGGAATCTTTCTCGAGCAGCTTCAAGCGCAGCGTTAGCTTGCTCTGAGGCGTATTGATCTCGTGTCATACCTTCCGGT